TACCAGCCCCGGAAGGCGCGTCGGATGAGGGCGGGGATCTCTGTGGTCTCTCATATTCCATACCTCCCCGCATTCTTTGCTTTTTCCGGATGCATTTTGTTGTGGCACGCCTCACACAAACTAATAAGATTGTCTGCGTTATACGCAAGCTCCGGATGCTCGTCCGCGTGCTCGATGTGGTGCACGGTCGTCGCTGGACGGCGCCTCCCATACCGCAGGCAATACCGACATAGATATCCATCCCGCCTCAGCACAGACGCTCGCACCCTCCGCCATCTCGGCGCGTTGTAATCAAAGCTCACGGTCCTACCTCCGAATCGCTGTGCTCGTTCTTCCCGGCCTCTCGCAGATACGCTTCCCTACACTCCTTCAGTCGCGCGGCGCAGAGCGCATACGGGCAAACCACAAGCATACACAAATGCTCGCCCGTCCTCGCGTATGTATTCCACACGCAACTGCTTGGGCGTGGACACGGGCGATATGCTTTTTTGTTCATCTTTTCGCCCTCCTCCTGCATAGCAAAAGCACCGATGAACCTAATCCCCGGCGCTTTACCTAATATCTCTATTATCCAGTATATAGTTTAAATCGCACCATTTGGTACAAAAACGCCGAAAATCCAAAATTAATTTTTACCCGGGTCCTCACTTCTTAATAAAGTGTAATACTGGCTTTTGAGTGTGTTGATCGCCGGAACTTTACCGCTTTTGCTCATCTGCGCCGCGACCCTGTCCCACGAATAGCCACGAAGCGCACGAAGCATCACGACGCGCCGCAACCATGCGCTTTTGATGCCGAATACAAATTGCTCTATTTCTTGCTTTTGAGCTTTGAGCTTTGCAATGTGCTCGGCATATCTCTGCGGCCCAAGCCCGCGCACGGTGATCGGGTGCTCAGCAAACGGAAACTCATCCGATGATCCGCGCACTATATCGCTTATCACCGTTTTGTTCTCGCGCTCCAGCTCTTCGATTTCCGCGCAGATGTCAGGGTATTGCTCCAAAAGTTCTTTTGTCATCTCATCTCCTCCTTATCCCCATTGATCGGCCATGGCTTTTGCCACGCCCCAAAAAGTTTTACTCCTTAATTTACTGTTTCGCGTTTTGCCCAGATTGTCACGTGGCGTACCGTCTGCTTTTTTGCTACCTCCAGTCACCTATGAGCAAAGCGGCTGAACTATGTTCGTCGGCTCTAACGGCGGCACACCTTTAAGCCACAAACATGTCTTTTTGTAGTACGGGTCTCCAAAAAAATACGGCTCAATTATTTGTGTGTATTTCGGGAGCTTGTACACTGCCGACGGTACAGGATTTTCTACAGCTATTTTATCAATATCGGCATTGTAAAAAGCCATGAAAAATTCTTTTGCATCCAAACCCTTTTTTAATCTTTCTGTTTCTGCGTAAGATTTTCCGTCGATTTTTTTAAATAATCGCACCGCTCCTGCCTTGCTCAAATACGTGCAGGGTGGATGAGCTATGAGCAAGTCCCATTTGTCTACGTGATGCTTTCTGCCGTCCATCGTTACAAAATCACCTCCATTCAAAATTCCCAATGCATCGCCTTGTATGTGATATTCTGGATGCCCCCCAGAGCACGGTAAAACGTCGCAACTAAAAGCATAATGTCCTTTGTCCCGGAAAGACATTGCTACTCGTTGGCTCTCTTCACAAGCCACTAATACATTCATTTGCTTTTGTCCTTTCTCTTGAGAAGTTCTTGTTCAATTCCAAACAACGCTACTTCTATGTCATTCGAAATGGCGTACCACTTGCATTCAAGGCACGATACGTCCGGTCCGCACCCATCACATAATGTAATAATAGCGTATTGCATAGTTTTTTTCAGATATTCAAGCTCATCTAAATTGTATTCTTTTATTTCAAACTCAATCATTTTGCGTCCCTCCGCTTATCATCGCCGCGATTATGAGCCCGACCAAGATTATTTTAGTCACTACTCTACGCCTCCTCTGCTTTACCGTTGTAGATCACCACCATAGACGGAAACGGGGCAGGGCCATTTGTGTTCCCACTTTCGTCCGTAAACCGTAGCCGCCCGCGCACGAAGCGAATCTCCGCCTTTCCGTAAATGTAGTCGTGGAAATATGCTGTATCCGTTCGCGCCGGTATTAACAGCACGATTGTGTTGCCCCCCCGAGCCTCCTTGTATGCCTTTTGTACCCATTTGCCAATCTCACGCCCATAAGGCGGGTTGCAGAATACTGCGCCGCCGAGATCCCAGCTTTGCGAAAGCCCGTCCGTTTCCGGCGTGTAATACAAAGAGCATTTCGCCGTTTTGTCGGTTGCCGCCGGGTCGAGAATGAAGTGAAATTCGGCGTTCAGCTCGTCAAAAAAATCTTGTGGCGTACACCAACACATATTTTTTGATGACAAGAGTGCAGTGTTCATGCTTCGAGTCCTCCTCTGTCCCATCTCCATTTTTGCCCTCTCGTGCAGACCGTGCAGCGCAAATCGTCCATTCCGCACGGATTGTTGTAAAGGCATGTGTCACAGTCCCGCTGCCGCTCGAGCACTTTGTACGCGACTTGATACAGCTTCGCCGTTTTTATCGCCTCCCGAATAACCGCGCACCCATGCACGCCGCAGTTATGCTCATGCCCGCAACCGAGGCAGCACAAGGAATCTGCCAGCGAGCCGGTCTCCGATTCCATGCGCTCAAGCGCCTTGATGAGTTCATCTGTTGTCATATCTGATCTTCCTTTTGCGTTTTTTCTCAACGGCCTTCCGCACGTCGCGGTGAAAGCCTACCTCGTCTATTGCTTTCGCACGCTGCTTACCCTCAAGCAATTTTGTGAGCTTGTATCTCATGTACCTTTGGCACGTGCTGTGGCAAGTCTCACGCTCGTTTGCATATCTGTCCGGGCAGTTCTGCGGGCATGGACCCAGACGCTGCATCATTCTGTCAGCACCACCTTTTGCGTTTGCGGCTCTGCCGTCCACTTTTCCACGTCCACGCCGATCTGGCGCAGCTTGTAAAGCAAAATAAATTCGGCGTTATCCTGCATGTCGTAATGTTTGAGTAATTCCGCCCGATGCACCGCCACGCAGTCCCACACGCGGCGGAGACGGTCGGCGCCGAAACCAAACTCTTCGTGTAATGCCCAAAGCAGCATGGCACAGATTTCAGCCGAAAACTTTTCATCAAGCTCGTGCACCTGCCTCGCTATTTCCGCTTTCAATGCCGCTTCTTCCGCTTTGTTCATTTGGTATCGCTGTAAAGCTTTCATTGCTTTATGGTTTCCTCCGTTTCTTGTCGCACTTTTCGGGAGGGCATCCGCGTGGGAGGCCCGTATCGTAGCAATAGCAGCACACGCTGTATCGGTCTCTGCGCGAACCTATCCCGCGCCTGTATATGCAGCCGCGGCAGCTCGCCCGCAGATTTGTCCCTGAAAGCATTATGTAGTACGGCTCTTTAATGCCTGCTGCGCTAAATTTACGCATGTCCATCGCTTTTGCGCTCCTCTCCCTCTATCGTCACCCAGACACTTGGTGTATCCGACGACCACCGCTTACAGATCTTTGCATTCACGATCTGCGCGTCATCTCTGTAAGCAAAACCGTTTAAGGCGTCGCAAACAATCTTCATGATATTGTCCAAGTCCGGCTTTTTCTGCGGAAAAATTGCGCCGCTCGTCATCAGCATTTGCTTTTGCTTGCTGGCGCTCTTCGGAATACTCAAAAACGCCGTGATGATTATATCTATCGGTGCATCGTCGGCGAAGCGCCTGCCTTGTGCTTCGGCTAAAAACCGTTGCCGCACAAGCTCCTCATACGCCACGGTTTTATCGGGCGTGTAGCTCATGCTGCGCCCGGATTTCATCCTCACTACACACGGCCGGGCTTTGCCCTGCGGCTCTCCCGGTATAATAAATTTGATTTTCATGCGCCCTCCTCAGAATGGTAAATCATCGTCAGAAATAGCACTGTAATCATCTTCCGTTGGTGCCGGTTTTGCAGCGGCCTCGCGTTTCTCGCCCGTGAAAGCGGCGTTGCTCACAAGCAATTCAGTCGCCTTCCGCTTGTTGCCGTCCTTGTCCGTATAGTTGCGTGTCTGGAGCTCGCCGTCAAGCGCGATCAGCGCACCTTTGCTAAAATATTTTGTGATAAACTCCGCTGAGTTGCGCCATGCCACACAATCAATAAAATCCGACTGGTACTCGCCGTTAGCGTCCTTAAAGCTGCGTGTTACTGCCACGCAAAACTGGCACACAGCGGTGCCTCTTTGCGTATGCCGCAACTCCAAGTCTCTTGTGATACGCCCCATAATATGTACGCCATTGCTTGCACTCATTTTAAAATCCTCCTAATCTGTAATTACGGGATATATCCCGCTTAATGTTGTTTGTATGCGCCCGGGCCCGCTCGGCAATGCGCGATCCGATCGCATCATCGAGCTGCAAAATCTCCGCCGTTGTCAACTCGGAAGAAATCACGGTCAGCTTGCGCCCGTTGTATCGGTTGTTGATGATCTCGTATGCAATGTTTAAATCTCCCTGCGTCGGCGGTGACTTTTTGCCATTTTCGCCCGCGCCTGTGCGCAAAAAATCGTCGATGTAAAGGCAGTCTGTTTTCATCAGCTCGTCCATACGCGCAGTATATTCGGGCTCATTGAGGCAGGCTTTTAACTCCGCCGAAATCCTCTTCCACGGCGCATAGATTGCCGATTTTCCGTTTTGGAGCAGCTTGCCTACAATGGCGGTGCAAATATGCGTTTTTCCCGCGCCAACCTGCCCGCCGATAAAAAACCACCCTTCGGGACTCCGGCAATAATCGCACGCGCTGCGCATGATCTGTTCCTGCCACGGTTCGCGGATTTCGTAGGATTTAAAAGTGTATCGGTTCATAATATCTTTGAGACCGCTTTTCTCTATCCGCTGCCACGATCTGCGCACCGCCATACAGCTGCACTCTTTCGCTACCTCGTAGCCGTCTTCGAGCGCATAGATCACGCCTTTGTTTTTGCACTCTGGGCAGTCCATGCCGGGCAGATCGCCCGGCAGTGCATTTAGCACAGCGATTTGACGCTGTCGGTAGTCATCAAACGAGCGTACCGCCGTACTTTTCATACGGATTGACGCCGGTATCATTTCGCAGAAGCTCTCCACGTCTTGCCCCTCCTTTGTCCTGCTCGCGCGCCAACCAGCGGTTGATAAACGCCAGTGCGCCGCGCTTTGTCTTACGGTTTTGCGGGTTTGCCTCGCTCCATCCGATCATTTTACGTATTTCTTGCTCTATATCTACTGCCGGATATAGAGCAGCCCATTTGCTTATGTCCTCTTTGCTTATCGGATAATAAGAGCCGTCATGGAGTATCAGTCGGTATGCCGGCGCTGAGGCGGACTCGTCCGCGCTCTGCGCATACTCCTTTACTTTACTCTCCTCTCCTTTACTCTCCTTTACTCTCCTTTGTTGTTTTCTGTCAACATTTACGCCGGAAATGTTGACATTTAAGCTCGAAATGCTTACATTTGGCGGTAAAAGGTTGTGCGGTAGCAAGAGGTATTCGCTTACGGCTTCCACCGTTTTACGGCGGCGGACTGCCTCAAAATATCTCATCTGTATGCCTTTAGAGGTAAGCACGTTGTATTTGTCCAACAAATCAGCATCAAAAATACCTCTGCGGGTCGCACATTTAATTATCTCGGAGACGGGGCAACAACCCAACCCGCACGCGCGGGCGAACAGGAGCTCAACCTCCGGTGTCCAATCGCAGTAGTAGCCGCGGCTGTATATCCTTTGATACAGCTTTATCACAACGGCAAAACCCTGCACGCCAAACTCGGCTTCGAGCAGTTCAAACTTTTCATCGAGGCTCGTTTGCAAAGGAAAGTAAGGGATACCTACATCTGTGTTTGGCATTTGCCCCCACCTCTCAAATTTTGAAACATACCCTTTAAGACGGATCAGCAACCCGCTTTCGCGGACGGAAGAACAACCTTAAAGGTAGTTTTTATAAAACTCTCGGCGGAAATCATCGATATTCCAACCGTTTCCCGCCATGGCTTTGCGCTGCCCGTATTCGTGCAGTTTTTGCATCGCCTTGGCGTTGTGGTGTACCCCGTAGGGCGGTTCATTGTGACAGCTATGGCACAGCGTAACGACCAATCCGTAGCGCTCGCTTTTCTTTCTCAGCGCACCGCCGAATATATGGTGCCGCTCGACCACACCATAGCAACCACAAATAAAGCACTCACCAATCATCTTGCCCACTCATCTTTCAGGGCTTCCAGCTTGTCCGGCGGGAGCGTTTCCACGCCCACCGCCCGGCAGTCCTGTACAATATTATCGATCAAACGCGCCATCTGCGCTCTGTTGTATGTACTGGACCCATAGTATACAATCACATTTGTGCAGCCTCGCACTTTGCTGGGCAGTACATCCGTTACCCAACCGAGACCGTTATGCTGCCACATCTGCCGCAGCTTGTTCACGGCGGAATTTATCACGCACACCGTATCGCAGTTGCCGCCGATGTTTCGCACCGCTTCGCGATAGATCAGCTCTTTCGGCTGGTTCGTCGCCTCTGCAAGCTTATCGCAAAGCACCCAAAAATAGGCATTTGCATCTAAGCTGCGCTTTTGCCGGTACTCTTTTACCTCGCACGTATACATACGCTCGCGCATACCAAGTACAAACTGTCTTGCGGCGGGTGTATTGATGACTTTTAGGCAAAGCTCTCCGTCTTCGTTCACGCGGGCGGCCGTAAAATCAAATTGTACCATTCAGGCCACCAGCTTTCTCCGCCGCCTTTTCGGCTTTGATCTCTTTTCCTAAGCACTCAAAGCAAAGCTGTCGTTCATACCGTTTTTGCGCATACAATGCAATATCGCCCGCTTTCCAAGTGCTGCCGTCTTTTTTCTTGCCGTCGCGGATCGTTTTACCGCACTGCGCGCAGGTGTATTCTTCGTCCTGCTCCGGAGGGGCGGTGTTGTATTTTGTACGTCCTGCCTCCCAGTAAATGTCTGCGCCGAAGCCTAAAGCCTTGCAAGCTACGGAGATCGCGTCTGTGAGCGCCATTTTGTAGCACTCATCGGATGCACGTAGATTATTACCCTTTTCCGCCGCCACAAACTTTGAGCCGCCCGTGCCCGGAATAGGCTCCGACCAGTCCGCATCCGGCGTGATCCTGTATTGTAGCTCGATGTCCACGAACGCCCCCACCTCGCCGGTGCTGGCGGTCTCAAGCCACTCGCGCACGATCTTGTATTTCCAGCCGATGCCGCACGGCCCGAAAAGCTCTGTCAGCTCTCGTATGCGCCACATAGGGTTGATGTCCGTCATGCCGTTGAGCCGTCCGCCGGTGATCCGCTTTTGTGCGCTGTCTGGCACAGTGCTCACGGCGTTGTAAATATCCATGTTACCCATCAGCGCACCGCCAGTCTGTACCCGGCTACCAATTTAGCCCCCGGGAGCTCCTCGCCCGCTTTTAGCGCGTCGCGCACGGCAACTTTGTTGATCTCCGGCGCTTTCTGGCGGATGAACTCTTCATGAGCGAGCGTAGCCCATGCGATAAAGTCATCGGCGTTTTCAATCTCAAGCGACGGGGCTTTTTTTGCTACGGAGACCACGTTGCGCGCCGTTTCGATCTTGCTTTTTTCTACCGCCTGCATCTGCTGCATGGTGTAGGATTTAAGCTGATCCGCTGTTGCTTCATGGCGCTTCATCCGCGCGGTCAGCGCGTCGATCTCTTTTTTGATCGCTTCTGCCGTTGCCAGCTCATCTTTGATGATGCACGCGATGCTGTCCACTTTTGTTTCAAACTCATCGTCGATGCTTTCAAGCGTGTCTGCGAGCGCTTCGGGAGGGATGCTTTCATCCTCCGCCATCTGCTTTAAAGCCTCGTATTGCTCCGCATACTCATACAGTTTCATTTACTTTCGCCTCCTCTGGCATTTCTTCGAGCACCGTAATGCGGATTTTACCACGCTCAATGCCCTCTTCGCGCAAATGCTTACCTACAATCTCCATTACGTCTCCGCCATTTACGGTAACAGCGTCAAACGCGCCGCGCTTGATGTTGCCGCAAAGGCTCACCTGCATGATCTGTTTATACTTTGCCATTGACTTTTCCTCCCGTTTTTGCTAAACTAATAGCAGTAATTTTGTCTTTGTGCCCCTGTGACTGTTCCCGCAGTCCGGGGCACTTTTCTTTTGCTCTCATATATCTGCCTCGACAAGAGATGTCCCCTTGTAAACTTTCACGCTTGTCTTTCCTTTCTATCCGTTGTCACTGTCTCATACACGCGCACGGCGTCGCGCCAGCTGCGGTATTTGCCGAGGTCGATGACCTCCGCACCGGGGCGGGCGGCTCTTTTTCTTCTCCTCGGCGGCTTTACGACTCTTTCGAGGATTTTCTCCGCGCCGTAGGCCAGCGTGATGATCGCGCATCCGGCGGCGATACTGCCGCACAAAACTAAGATCATGGTTTATTACTCCTTTCCGCTAATTTTTGAACAGCTCTTCGATGTCGCTTTGCGAAAAACGCAGTTTTTTAAAGATGTTGCACAAGTCTTCGTATGACCACGCCGAAAGGTGGCGCATACGGTAGCTGTAAAGCTGCGGGGATATACCCAAGTATTTCGCGGTCTTTTCATCGGTTGTCAAGCCCATGCGGTCGGCGTTATAACGCATAATCGACCTAAACGTCTGCCGCCGCTGTTCTGCGGGCGATGGTTTTAATCTTGGCATTGTTTACCACCTCTTTCTTTATTTGTATTTTTGTCCCCAGCCCTACCACCTGCCGCCCAAAGCAAAAATTATGCAGTATCTATGTTTGTTCGGACGAAAGGAGTGTACATCCATGGTTTTCAGGGGAGGATCAGTTGGTGGGCGGCATGTGGTAAAGCTGGGGCGGTGCGATTACGATCCGCCGCGGCGAACTGTCTTTTTGCCGCGGCGGCAAATTTGTCCCGTGCCGGATCGCGTGAATTTACAACTTTAGTCAGCATCGCCTCCGAAGCTGCAAACCTGCAAAGCGTGTCGCCGCTTTTTATCCGCGTCGCTACGTCTTCCAACGCCGCGCAAGCGCAGTCGTAATCGGTGTACGTGCCTACGCGGACCATCTTTGCGCCGTCCATAATGGCTTTTACGCAGTTGTCCTCGCCGACATACAAGTAACTACATCGCTCGACGTTTAACAGCATATCGGCTTTTTGATTGAGCACGAAAGTCATGCTTTTACCTCCGTGATCTGCAAGTGCTCAAACATTGCACGCCCTACGGAGTGCTTTGCGCCGCCTTTGCAGTCCCTAAATGTCACGGCTTTTTCGTTCGCTGCCGTCACCTCAATTTCCCAACCGTTCACAACGCCCTTAAAGTGCATACCTGGTTCGATTTTCATTCCGCTTCCTCCTTTATCTCCTTAACTCACCCCGCTTTCGGGTTGGTCTCGTCTGCGTCTTTGCGCTCGGTGCGCATCGTTACCAGTTCCACGCCGTCCGCAAGGCCTGCGGCGTAAATCTCTGCCATCTTCCCGGTAAGAGCGCGTTTGTCCGCAGGCACAGCTTTAACGATCTGGATAGCTTTTTCTGCTTCATGCGTTAAGACCTCGTACATTAAAATTACCTCCTTTTTTTGCTCTCTGTTATTTGTTACCTGTATAATACCCTAGTCGAGCTATATTGTCAAGCTTTATTTTTTTGGTGGCAAATATTTTTTCGTTGACTTTATTTCGTATTATGGTATAATAATATAAGGAGGTGAACGAATGGAGACAATAAACGAGCGTGTGCAAAAGGTCTTAAAAGCTTCGTCCCTTACGCAATCTGAGTTTGCGGAAAAGATAGGAATAAAACAAGGTAGTTTGAGCCTTATTTGTTCTGGAAAATCAGGAATTGGCGATCGCACAATCGCCGATATTTGCCGTGTTTTTGGTGTCGATCTAATCTGGTTGCGTACCGGTGTAGGCGAAATGTTTAAGCAGAAAACACGTGAGGAAGCATTGGCGGAGATTTTTGCCAGAGCACAAATCGATGATGACGACCGAAGCCGACTGCTTCGCGCTATGGCGCAGCTACCTGATGAGTATCTGCCGATTTTTGTAAAAGGGCTTGAGAAGATTTGCGAGATATTGTCGGAAGACAAATAAAAAAGGCGAGAACCGATTTTTAACGGTCCTCGCCTTTTGCTTTGTGCGCCTACATTTTCCCCGCCCATATTGATACAGATATGTAAATCTTTCGCAAAGTATCTACGGGGAGATCCAGCAGCATTTCTGAAATTGCGTCTATTAAGTTTTTTCGGATTCTGTTTTCTTCCCTTGTTTCTACCGTCTTCATTTGTTCAACTCCGTTC